GGGTTTCGGGCCTGTGCCTTTTGAACTGCAACCCTAAATAGTGGGTATACATCGCTACGTGTACGGGCATACGTGGTTTCGATTGTGACTCTGAAGAAGAGTAACCTGTAAGGTTTCGTCAACCCTAGTCGTCTACGAACTCACCATCATAAATACTAAGAGGCCGCCGGCAGGTCACATCTAGCGGTGGGGCCCCCCTTTCCTTTTGCAAAAGCACTGGTTAGGCCCACTGCGCGTGCGTACTGCTCTCGGAGTCGATGACAATTGAGAACATCTTCTCTAGTATTTTCTTGTTCGGTTTTTGTCAGGTAACGCCTGACGCCACGGTGCACTACTTGGATTCCAGTGTTTAAACCCGTGGTTCGTGTTATTTAGCACCCCGTTCCACCACCTCTGTTGCGCCTTGAGCAGGACTTCAGTTGCAATTATAGCTCCCCAAACACAACACAAAACAAACCAAACGCGCGACTATGGCTACACGCCGAGTCAAAAAGGCGCCTGAACGCAAGGCTCCTATCCGTGTCGCAACACGGAAAATCACACCTAAATCTGTCCCCACCAACAAAGCGCGCAAGCACAAGGGCATGCTCGCTTCTATTGGTGGCCTTGCCGGCAGCGCCTTCGGCGGCCCCTCCGGCGGGCTGCTGGGTGCTGCTGCCGGTGACGTCCTCGGCAACCTCTTCGGCTGGGGTGACTACGAGACTGCACCTGTTGGCTACGCAATCACCAACAACAGCACTCTCGGTCTCCAGACACCAGAAGCTGCCCAGATTCCGATGATGCATACAGAAAATGGCTGCTGTCGTATCTCCAAGCGCGAGTACATCACAGACATTCAAATGACACCCGATTTCGAAAGAGTCGTGTTTCCTCTCAACCCTACGGACGAGACGACCTTCCCGTGGCTTTCCACCGTTGCCAAGAACTTCGAACAGTTCAAGTTTCTTGGCATCTCTTTCGGTTTCCGCAGCCTGGCTGCTAACGCCCTCAGCGGAACCGGAAATCCAGCCATGGGTTCTATCACACTCCTCACTCAGTACGATGTTTTTGACTACCCACCAGCCAACAAAACACAAGCAAACAACGCTCTCTTCGCCACATCTTGTAAGCCGTCAGAGAGCATGCTCCATCCTATTGAGTGCGACCCGGAACAAACACCAAACATTCCACTTTACACCGGTGTTAACGAGGCTCTCACTGATCGTGATTTTCGCCTCAACTACCTGGGTATCACCACCGTGTGCACCCAGGGAGGTCCTACCGGCAACTACCTCTGCGGTGAATTGTGGGTTACTTACGACATCATGTTGTATAAACCCATGGTTCAGCGCTTCGGGACTGTTGTCGGCGAAGAACGACCCTCACTCGCTCAAGAGATCGCAACTAGACTAAGAATCAACGTCCCCAACGATGATGCTGTAGCCACCCCGGAACGCTTCACTTATGTGAACGAACCATCCCCGTTGCCAACTCCACGCGTCCACCGATGAAGTCAGTTTACTGACTAGCACACCATTATCACTCTTCACTGTGCGCTCACTATCACTACTCCACTTTACCACCACGAAATAACACATTAAGGATGACAACCTTGATGTGGCCAACCACAGGCAGCACTTTGTGCCCAGCGACCATCGACGCTGATGTTTTTAGTATTATCTAGCAAGAATTTACAGATTTGTATCAACCAACGGGTGAAAGGCCCGTAATTTGAGTTCCTTCGTGCTCAAATGTGTGTGTCCAGGCGTAAAATGGCGCCTCTACACACACCACCCTCCGACCGCGGAATGAAACGTCACGCCCAAAATCAGACCCCCGTACCGGCAAAGCTTTCGCTACCTATCGGACCCCCCTGTAATCAACCGTGAACTATCATCTCCGCGCGGCGCACGTGACGCGCAGATGGGGACTAATGAGTCCCGTGGTTCTAAGAAAATGACACAATTTTTTGACGAAAGGAGTGCTGCGGAGAGCACGACAAAAACCCGCCCCTCGTCGAGGGCCCCAGCCGAAAGCTATGGGGGATCGCCGAAGAAAAGCACCACCGATAAGGTGGTCACACAGTACGAAGGCTACAGTGTAGAAAAGTCCACGCTTAAATCAGGAGCCGTCCTGGTGGATAATACGGTTGTGAATCAACCGTTGGCCGAAAGCCAGAAGGCCGGGGTTTCTATCCCCGCCAAATTTCACGGTGGAAAAGATATTGGTGCGAAGAGTGAACTAGCATCAGTGTATTTTCCACACAAACCAAAGTCCGTCCCAATTGATACCACTGGGAGCGGCCACCATGCCGAAGCTACGGCGTGCGGTGAAGAGCACAAAAACCCCAAGACTGGGAAGCCAGACACCGGCGTAAGCGCACCGGAGTTGTGTAGAGACAGACGGTGCACCAGGCGTGGTCACTGTCACTGGGGGCAAAAACCTCTGTTCGGCCGTGAGCGCCGCGTTCGTGAACAGGCGGTTAAGGATTATAGACAGGGTGTCAGCAACGGAGCTGAGGGTTCGGGACCAGGCGCAGTGAAGCCCAATCCCCCGAACAAACCCGCAGGGATTAAACGAAATTACTGGTGTCGCGAGTTGCTTGTCAGCAAATGCGAGATCTGTCTTGCCGGTGGAAAGCACAACCACGGCAAAGCAGACAGCTATGAATTATTGTCAGATCTCTACCACCCGAAGATAATTGACCAAGAACCGGAAACACTAGTAGATGAGGTGATTGAACGGTTCGAGTCAGCGGTTGAAGACCGTCCTCCCACCAAGGCCGAGTTGCAGCGCTACTGCGCCGACCTCGCCACTGCACACAACAATGACAGACCACCAACCAAGAATGAGGATGTACCAGTTCCTACTGAGACTCATGGGCCCGCCCAAGAAAACAACATCACATTTCCCACCACTGTCAAAACAACGCAAAAGAAGAAGAAGGCCGCCCCCACTCAAACCACTCTTAAAATTGAGAAGGCCCTCGTCTGCCGCCCTGAGGTGGAGCACGCCTGTGAACGCATGGGCAAAGCTGCACGCTATAGTATAGTCCCGGATCTCCCTACCTTACTCGGGGGGAACCGCGGTTTCTATACTAAAGAAGAGAAGATTAAGTTAGCCCGCGCCGGATGCCCGTTTTGGGAGTATGGCGCTGACCCGCGGGATTTTTCGAGACACGACGTGGAGCAAATGAGGTTGAACACCTCTGTGCATGCTTTCACCAGTGTCCGTTACGGAAAACACTTCACTTTTAAAGGGCACCCGTGGCTTGAGCGCGAGATAGTTTCGGTCCTTAACATTCCTTACGCCGTAGTGTGTCACGACCCTAAAATGCTTGAGAATTTCCTCAGCACTGTGTCAGACGGAATTCAAGGGATCGCGACCTCCACCACCACCCCTCAAGAACCACTGCTCGAACAGACTACGACTGTCTCTGAGCCCGCGCCATTCGCCACCACCGTTGCTTCACCTGCTACCGTTGTCGTAGCCACGAAGCCCGTGGTGACCACGAATGCCGCCACCACCACTGTTGCTTCCCCCGCTACCACTGTCGTAGTGACGAAGCCTGTGGTGGTACCCAATGCCACTACCACCACCGTCGCTGCACCGGCTACTACTATCGCAGCGCCGACGACTGACCCTACTCCGTCCGCACCGAGCGCTGTCACGCCTG